GCGATGCATTTCTTCAGCCCAGTCACGGCCTTCTGTTTCCATTGTATCTACAGCCTTGCGCTTATAGTCCTTTGGATTTGTGTGTTCCTTAACAACTAGTGCAAGTCCACGCTCTGCATTATAGTTTGCAGAATCTTCGTCCAACTCTTCAATGAATCGGATCTTTACTGATTGTCCATCGGCAAGTTTTAGCCACTTAACCTTTGGTGCATTTTCATCATACTTTGGCTTTTCGAGTAGGGTTTCGATGTTCTTTAATCCCTTTACAATACTCATATTTTTCTCCTTCGTGTTGTTGTTTTTAGTTTAGTATTAGTTCAAAATGTTTTGCAATTGATAAAATTGCCAATAAAGACCACAAAATATTGAACCAAATAATTGTGGGTAGAGTCTTTACTGTTGATGACCATATCAAAGCCAGGCTTGAAACCAAAGCAAATATATATAACCACCAAAATTGTTTGCCTAGAAGAAGTCCAGGAAATATAATGCAGATCTTTGTCATAAAGGCAAAGAACTCTACAGTATTGGGCTTATTCCAATAAGACTTAAATCTCATCGTTTTTAAGGCTTCTAGCCATTGTGTTCTAAATTTCATATTTCCCCCACTAGATACTAGTTTAGCATAGCCGATATGGATTTGTCAAACTGAAACTCTAGGTTCTTAATTTCTTCATCTTCCATATCACCTATGTCTTTATATTTTTTGTCAAGTCTAATAATAGTAACTAAAGATCCAAGTTTTTCAACTAACTTATCTTTCATTATATTGCCAGCCTCATCGTTGTCTGCAATTAGTACAACGTTTGTGAAGTACTTTTCTAACAACTTAATCTGCGAATTAGATACATTAGCACCCAGAGTAGCAACTGCTGGGAATCCTACTTGATCTAGTCTAATAGCATCAAATGATGATTCAACTACATATACTGTGCCAGATGATTTAATTCTGTGCAGGTTAAATAATATTTTACCCTTTGGCAATCCTGGTGTGTTTTTAAAGTCTTTACCCTCAATTGTTCTTGCAACAAAACCAAGACACATTCCATCTGGTGAATGCATAGGGATGGTGATTGAGTCTTGCTTTTCTGAATAGCCAAGTGAAAACTTTGTAAATGAAGAACTGTTAATCTTTCTATACTTAAGATAATTCTTAGGCTTTTCATCTGCAAGCAATTGGTTGTGCAAACGCTTTAATATTAATTCATCATATGGAGTAAACTCTGGTGGGGCTACAAGAGTTTTATTAACTAACTTTTCAATATCGTGTTCTGTTTCTTTACTTTTAATATAACGAACTGCCTCAAAATATGTTCGTCCAGACATGTGCATAATTAATTCTTCTAGGTTCTTTGTTGTCTGGCAACCAAAGCAAAAGAATAGTCCGCTATCTTTTGCAACTTCACCAGCAGGCGTTCTATTGTTATTGTGATATGGACAAAAGATTATAAAGTCATTGCCAAACTCTGCCTCAATATCAACTCCAGAACCAACAAGAACACGCTTAATCTGTTCTTGTGTGTAAATATTAAGCATTACCTATACTCCTTTTTTGACCAAAACTTATTTTTATATGTTCTAAATAAATTAAGAGTCATCATATTTCTATGTATATAGTCTGAATTTGGATCATAGTCAGACTTTTCTGATTCCCAAACTTCTCTCTTTATTGGTATTATTTGTGCTATTGGAGTTCCTTCTGGAATTAGTCCTTCAAAGTTATCTTTAAGAAAAAATGGTAAAAAAAGTCTGTTTGGAAACTTGTCCGTATCAACAAACCCAGTGACTGTTGTAAATGGAAGATCATATCTTTGTGAAGGGTGGGTGATCCATAAACTATATCCACTTGGAGTAATAACTTGCCAGTCCATGTGCCATCTAAACGAAGTTGAATGATGTCCTAACGGTATTGGGAAGTTACCTAAAACTGATGGCTTTTGTGTGTCAACTGGAGTAAAATCTACCTTCCACTCCAATCTTGGAGTATATTCTTTTTCAGAAGTGTTGTTTACCATTATGTCGCATGGAGTAACAAAAGTATATCCAGCAGTTAATGAGTCTACCAGCGGAGTGCATAACTTATACGTTCCATCGGCTCTTTGTGATTTTATATAATCATTACTATTGTTAGTAAAAAGTTTTTGATTTTTATACCATTGAGGGGCATAAACTTTAGAGGGTTTTGGAGAATCTAAAAGATACTTGGCTGCAAGAGTTGACTCTTTAAAAGTAATCTTTTTATTATTATTTTTTTTAAACATTACTTATCCTCATAGTCCTTATACCTGTAGTAACCTTTATCAAAATCTACTTGGACTAGAAAATCTCCCATAAACCCATTACGATTCTTACGGAAAACACATTCAATGATATCACTATTAGTTGCACGACCAAGTGCCATAACCCAGTCAGCATCATAAGCAATCTGTCTAGACCATGCAGTTTGTCCAAGTGTTGGAGGACTTGACAGATCCTTTACGTCATCTGGTGTAGCAGATGAGATAGCAATAATAGGTACTTCTTCACCAATAGACATTAGTTTAAGTTCTCTTGAAAGGTTCTTCATTCGTACCGTTTCAGAATCAGCCTTTTGGTTTGGTGACATAAGTTGAAGGTAATCAACAACAACAAAGTCTGGACGGTACTGATCAATCTTTCCACGAATAACGGAAGGTGTTACTTCTCCACCACTATCATTTGAGATAATATGAAACTCTGGGCGACCAGCGACCTTGTTGGCATGCCATTTCTTAAGCATATCAATCTCAACTTCACCATTGGATAATTTTCTATGTGACCAAAGTCCCTCACCCATAATTGCAAAAATACGATTACGAACTTCTGTTTCAGACATTTCAAGAGAAATAATAAGTGGTGACTTGCCTTGCTTCCATGCCTGAACTGCAAAGTATAAAGCCATCCAAGACTTACCTATTCCTGGGTAAGCAAGAAATACACCTAACTGTCCTGGCATAATTCCAGATGGAAGGTAGTTGTCAAACCCTGGAAGGTTTGTCTTAATTCCAACCTGCCCAGTAATCTGTTGCTGTTGAACCATTTCGTAGTATGCAACTGCAGACTCAAGATCTGTTGCATCAATATCACGAATTGCAGAAGTATTCTTTTTTAATTCTGATGTCTTTGTAATTAGGTGCTCAAGTGCTTCTCCACCATTACCGCTTTGTACTTCTCCTGCAGCATTGCGTAAAATATCTTTTAGACTGTCATTAAGATATTCTGTTTGTAGTTCTGCTAAGTGATGCTTTGTTGCTCCAATACCTGGAACTGGTTCAAAGTCTCTAAACTTTTCTGTAACTAGGTCTGCTGGTGGTAAGCATTGATTGTTTTCAGAATACAAACGAATAAAGTTCCATACATCATTATGTGTTCTTAGCAATGTCTCAACATTTGCCTGTAGTAGTACGTGAATTTGTTTGTCTTGCAATACTGCAGAAATTAACTTTGCCTCTGTATTATTCACTTAACCACTCCCTTGCTAATCTCCTGCGCTCTTCACGTTCTTTTTTATCTTGCTCTACTTCTGCTTTTCCGTTAATAATCTTTTCTGCATTATATGCAAAGTAATTCCATGATGGATCTTGTGCAATGCTAAAGTAATATTCAAGAATATCATAACACTGTGCAATACCATATGACTCTACAAGGGCATCAGCAGCCCACTGCTCAACGTTTAGATTCATGTTAGACTTCTGCTCATACCGTTGCAAGTAAAACTTGTTAAACCTACTGAGCAAAGCCATTCGGTCTTTGCGATCAGCCATTATTCTGAGATTTCAGATTTTGCTTCTTGAATCTTTTCTGTAAGTTTATCTTCTACAAACTTATAGACACGACTAAAAGCCTCATCTACATTTTCGCCATCACGCTTTGAGTCTACAATACCCAAATCAAGGCGTAGTGACTGAAAATTTCCTAGATTAAGTGTATATCCAAGTGTTACAGATACTTTTGTATTATCGTTTTCCATTGTCCACCCATTCAATAATTAAATAGATTCACTCCACACTGGAATAAATCGTCCATCTTCTGTCTTCGTATATGTAAGTATACCGTCTCCCATTCGCCTTGTCAACTCTTGGCTTGTGGGAGTCATGTTGTTTGTTATTAATTTATCTTTTCTTGGCTGCCCAATATGTATAGTTGAAAGTATAGCACAAATCTCTCTAACGTGGTCTTCTGAATAGTATGCTCTTATTTGAAAACCTGTTTTACCATCAATGCTAGATCCAACTGGTGGAGGTATGACTCCTCGTTTTATTAGTCTTGGCATATATTTTCTATGACGATTAACTAACTTAGCAGTCTCTGCAATTGTATATGCTCTTTTTCTATTTCTTCTAAAGTCAGAACGGAGACAAGTTTCTAATCTATCTTTGTTAATATTATAAACAGTTACCATACCTGTTGATCTAGAACTGTGATGAAGTCTTACTAAGTCTCCATTAAGAAACCAGATTTTTTTACCGCCAGAAATTACAGGTTCGCTATTATATGCTTCGCTCTGAATTTTTCCTTTTGCAGTAACCATTTTCCCTCCACAGATTCGCTAGGTGGATGATAAAATTTTCTATTTCCACACTTGACACAATATGATTCTAGGTGATCTATGTTTGAGTGTATTCTATCAACAAACATTTTTCCTTTACATCTTTTACAAGTCATGTTAGTTTGGCACTCCAATTGCAATAACGTTAACTCCAACAGAGGCTGTTCCAGAAGTTCCAAACTTTACAATAAACTGAACCTCTGAAGTTGTTATAGAAGTTATTACAACGCTTGTGTTTGATCCAGCAGTAGTACCACTTATATTTACAATTGATGCAGTAGCAATTGGAGGAAACTTGAAGTTAGAAAATGTTACAGAGTAAGACTTTTCCTGACCTGCAGTTACTGTTTCGTTATTTGCAATTGATTTATATTTTCCAACAAACTTTGTGTCTGAAGTTTTTAAACTCTTTTTTTCTGCTCCAACTACGTCAACATCTGTATAGTTATATGTTGCATCAGAAATAGAAGTAGAAAGGTCATTTACAGCCTCTGCTAACTGATAAATATATGTAACATCAAGAGGTTGTCCTCTTTCTGGTAGTGGTACTTTTGCCATTTTATTCCTCCTATTAGATTATATCAAAGGTTGTGATCCAGAATCAAAGATTCCTAATCCTGCCTTTATTTGCTTTTTAGATGATGCTAGTTGTATTTTTACACGTACAGTTGTTGTTCCTTCATTTAAAAAAGAATATGAGTGAACTGCCGATGTACCGTGCCAAAAAAATGGGTTTCCATCAAAACTAACAAATACATCATATGCTGGATGAAGGTTTTCATCTCCCCACACTGCTGTAATTATTTCTTCACTTATTGACAATGCGCCAGTTGTTCCAACTACGCTAGTGCCATTGGAGTTATATATTGGAGACCAATGAGATGTTCTGTTTCTATCTTCAGAAATAATCCTGTATCTTGTGTTATATTTTAAAGTATCAAAATCAACTGGGGGCAATGCTGATTTTAAAATTCTTGTTTTTTTAATATTTGCATCAGCCATTATGTTACACCAATAGAAAATCTAAATTCAATATAATTACTTGTATTTGGTGATTTGATAATAGTTGTAGCAGTATCATTTTTAATAACTGAATAACCTGTTAGTCCATACAAAGGATTTGTTGTTGCAATATTTTCAAGTCTCATAGCATCTAAAGCAATGTAGTAATCAGAGGATGGAAGAGGTCCACCACTAATCCCAGTATCAATAACACAAGCATAAATCTTAACAACAGTGACTGCTTCCCATGTAAAGTTTTGAGTTGTGTACAGTTCTTGTAATTGCTTCTTTACTACAAAGTATCTATTTGTTTCAAAGTCATATCCATCAAAACCATTTTCAATATCAACTTCAAACCTTGCATACACATCTGGCTCTGCAACATCGGTTCCAGCAAAATCAACTAATATTCTAATTGTGTCTGGAACTGCTACAGAATCTCCATCTTTATTAACTAAAGAAAATGCAAGTCTTAATTCATCTGTTGGAGAATTTTTAGAAAAATCAACATTTGGTGCAGTTAAGTGTATATGGTTTGATCCTGGCTCAATAACAATATGATCAACTCCACCAGATCCACCGCCATCTAAACTTAAATCTGAATCGTCTCCTTGAATCAAGATAGTGTTATTTAAAAACCTTGCACGCTCATATCTTTCAAGACGATTTGTTTTATAAAAGATAGAGTTGTCTGCATTTGTTTGAAACACTCCATCTGTTACAATAACATTATCATCTTCTGGATCATCTAAAGGAACTGATATTGTTGGTATTGCTGTTGCTGCATTTGCTGTATGATGAATCCATGTTTCTCCTTGTGCAAAAGAAAATACAGTCTTACTGTCGTTAGCGCCAGCAGAGGGGTTTGATCCTGCAGAGTATAGACCTACCTCTGTTATTTCATATCTTTCTTCTGTTGGCAGTTCTGCTGTTAAGACTATTTTATCTATACCGTTTTCATTTATAAAGCCTCTAGAGGAAATTGGTACTCTGAACATCTCAAAATCTAGGTTTGTTTTTGTTGCAAAATTATCGGCAACATCTTCTGTCTGTAATGGCTGGGGACCGCAGCCAACTGCAAGATATGAAGCATAGGCAGGAGCCTGCCCTAGCATATATTTTCCGATTATACTCTTACCTTTATTTGTAATCATGATACAGTTTCTCCAAAGTTCGCTTCATATATTGTACCATTTATGGCGATTTGAACCTCTATCTGTTCATCATTATTCATATTAACAGTCTCAATAATTAAATCTCCAGTTGCCTCTTCAATATAAACATTTTCACCATTAACCCCGTTTCCTTCAAGAGGAACCTTTTCTTCAAACTTAATTGCAAAGTTAGCAAAATATGTATCTGAGGTAGACTGTAGCCTTAAAATATTATTTGGGTTATATCTTTGCTGTACCAATCCAAGATTTTTAATTGGTGAATAAGACACTCTTTGGCCATTTATAATATCGTTTCTAGAAACACTTAACAACTCATGACCACCAATATCTTCAAATATTAAATCTGTCATAATTTCTACAGACATAGATTGATCATCAAAAAGAACAGTGTCTATTGGCGCAGTTTTTGTTGGGGGTGTAGAGTATGCCGTTACTACTGTTGCGTTTGACGGAGTTTGTGGAACTGGAGATACTGTCATTTTAAACCTCACTCAAATAGATTGTCATGTTTGGTCCACTTTCTGATCTTTGATACTCTATATTATAAACTACAAACCTAGAAGAATCTTTAGAAACTAAATCTAAACCAGAAGAATCTTTGTAGTTTATCGTTACGATGTCTCCAAGTTGTAAAGTTGGAATGCTAAATATGTTCATTCCAACAGATTTTTTAGGCACCATTAACTTATTTATAATCCAGTTCATCATTGCATCTGCATCATCTTGTGTTTGAATATAAGGACTATCAATGGTAAATTCATTTTTCCCGTATGTTAATCTGCTTAACTTTATTTCATCATATCTTGACTTTTCAACTAATGGAGAGTATGTTAGTGTGCTTCCAACTAGTTCTGGGTCAGATAGATTGCCACGCTTCTTAAAAAATTCATCTACAGTTAATTCATGTGTAGTATCTTGTGTAAATGTAATTCCTTGAATTCTTAAAAAGTTTCCAGTTGTTTCATCTAGGTTCAATGCCTTATCTGTTGAATTAAATATTAAAAATTCTGCACCATATGAGTCTGCATAAAATCCAGATGTTGTATATCCTTTTATATTATTAAATGTAGGTGAAAGTTTTGCATAAAGTGCTGGGTATGCACGATCATACTTAATATCAAAGTATGCACATTCACGCATAATAGAACCAAACTCTTCAAAATACATGTCATATTTTGGTGGTTGTTGTGCGCTAATTCCAGATAAATATGTTGATTGAACAACACCGCTCATTGCATACTTTCTAAATGACTCTGTAACATCAATATCTTTGTCTCCAAATACCTGGCCCAAAGTTTCATTTACAGTAAATACTGTATTTTGGCTGTAGTTTTTAGATAAAGCATATATATTTTCAAACATACACTTTGATGAACCTCGCACAAATAATGCCATATTGTTATATGTTGGAAGTGGATCTGTGTCATCTACAACCTTTATTAGTTGGTTATTTATATATAGATAGAATCTTCTAGTATTACCTATGTCAATATATTCTACTGATAAATCATATACCGTTGAATTTTCTTCTCCCGCAAGTCTTTGTTGACCAGTAAACTTTCCATCATCAACAATAATCTTTGATAGTCCTCCCCAAAGTTTTACTGGTATTGCATCTGAGTTTGAAGAGTCTTTTTTAATTTTATAGAATACAACGTTGTTTACTGAAAATTGTGCATTATTATTTTCATCAACCTTAAGATATGAGTTTATATTATCTTCAGTAAGTGCAACAATTTCAAAGTAATATCCATTGTTTGTTTCTGGATTTAATAAAAATGCTAGTCCTCCAGAGCCACCACCTATATTTATATTCTGGTCTGGTTGGTTTCCAGATAACTGATAGTAGGTAACGCTTCCATTTGGAGACTGTGTTCTAGTTGTATTATTTTCAATTTTGCCAACAATTCTTAGCCTTGTTCCAAAATGCTTATAGGCATTATTTAAGTTCTTATATACATAAGACACAAAGTTTAGTGGAGTTTCTGTTGTCTTAAATGATGGACCATTAAAAACCAATGCAGATGACTGAATTGTTCCTGTTTGGGTTGATGGTAAATTATTTACTTCTGTTTCACTTAAATAACTTGTAGCCATAAAATTCTTTATAATGCTGTTTCTTGTTGATTGTTTTGCAACTGCATTGTTTACTCCTGCTGCTGCAACAGTAGTTGCAGGAAGTGTAGAGGCAAGATCAGCATCCAACTTTGTACTAAATAGATATTGAGACTTCATGTTTAATCCACGAACATTATCGTTATTTGTCCAATAACTATTGATGCCAGCAGAATGTGAAACTATCTGAGTTCCAAACTGTCCACGTCCATGGTCAACAACAGCACCGTTTTGTAGCCTTGTTATTCCATCTACTATTTCATAGTTTGGAGTTGCATAAATTCTTACCAGACCTGTGGGATATATTTTTCCATTAAAAGGTATTGATGCAAAATACTTTTGGTATTCTTGATTACTGCTAATCCAAACCTTTCCAGTTCCAGTAATATCAAACTCTGCAGCGTCGTATCTAATAACTTCTCCATTAGAGTATAGGTATCCGTTATATCGTGTTAGCCAATATACGTTTTCTCCAAGATCTATAATATTGTTAGTAAGAACATTACCAACTACAACTGGTGCTGTTCCAACTAGATCTGAGTTTAATGGCATTGCTCCTAATACATAACTACCCTGCTTTGAGGCAAGTTCATTTATTGTTTTTGTATTTTCTGTTCCTGCAACTTCCCATAAAAGTGATGGCTTATATATCCAAGTTTTTTCTTTATCAATCATTGTAGATTGACGAATTGATCCGTAAGATCTTTGAATATATCTAGTTGTATAGTTAATCTTTCCATCATTGTAAATCTTTTTGTCTTGTGATGCAATAGCAATAATGTTTGGAAGTTTTCCAGAACTAGAGTTTTCAATTACTCCAGAATCAGTTTGATTATTAGATCCAGATAAAACAAAATCTGTTTGTCTTTGAGTTGCTGTAGGCATTAAGTAATCTTTACTCATTACAACAAAATTATTATACTCATCAAAGAACATTGCACTTTGAGTTGATACAGCCAATTGATTTAAGACTTCTGCAACGTTCTGGTCTGGAGCAACAAAAAAATATGGGATGATAGGGTCTGACTCATCTGCTACACGCTTAAAGGTATAGTTACTAAATCCAACATAATCAAGAAGCATTGATATTGCATAACTTAAAGATGTCTGTGTTGTAAGGAGTCTAGGAGCAGGCATTGATTCTAAAAAGAAATAAAAATCTCTTAACTCTATTGATAACTTGGCTGCAGTTACGTCTGCTTGAGGAAATCCTTCTGAGTATAAGGTTTTAATTGGAACTGAATACTCATCTCCTGCAACATCTAAGATTGATTCATAAAAAAGAAACTTTATATTTTTTCTAATATATTTAGCAACTATGCTAGATGTATTGTTTTCATTAAATGCTTGATCGTCATCAAAAAGAGATAGAGTGCCCGTAGATGCGAGTAACTGTCCAACTGGAAGAGATGTAGTTCCTATATCAGATAAAATCTTTTTAATATTAAAATCAACAACCTTGTCTGATATATTTACAACTAGTCTAGGAGACATCTCAATTAAATCAAATGTTGAATCAAATTTGTTCATTGTTTCTGCAACAACTCTTATGCCACGAAGATATGCAAACTCTCTATATGTAGTTTGGTTTTGTGCATCATTAGTAAATAGATCTGGGCTTGTTAGGTCTGTAATAAGTTTTGATGAACGGTTTAAAACTCCAGTTCCAAGCATCCATCCATACTCAGGAACAAAAGAGTCGTACTCTTCATCCGAACCATTCCAAATATACAAGGTTCCACGATCATTGGTATTTTCAACAACGAGATAGCCATCTCCATTTAACGACTGCTCTGGCAATAGTGTTATAGATGCTATCTTTTCAATAAAGGTATATGAATCCTTATAAGCATCTGGAATTTTTAATCCGTATTCTAATTCAACATAACCATCTTCTGGAATAATTGGAGATCCGCCATCACGAACAGAGTTTTCGTCAAAAGAATAAGCATCAACCCAATTGTCTTCATTCAGGTATTGAATCTTCCATTTAACTGGAGTTGTTTTATTTGCTGAGCCATACAAAGGATCTGCAAAGGTTTTTCCATCTTTTATAAAGTTTCCAAGATTTGCTGTTCCAACATTTGTTTGCATTTTTACTACAAGCCTATTTGCTGGAACCTTTTCTTTATAAACTACAAAAGGAACAGCATCATCAATATAGTTTAATCCATTAGATACATTTTTTGCAATTCCTCTTTCAACATTGTTTTCTGTTCTAAATGATGACCAATATCTAAACTGATCATATCTTGATGCCATGTAGTATCTTGGTCTTTCTGCAAGAGATACTCCAGAGTTTGCAAAATATCTATTGCCAAAATATGATGCTTTGTTAATTCCAGATCGTGGTCTAAAAGGCTTTACACAATCTTCTAAAGAATATATCATTTTCATTTTTTCTTTAGTTGATGTAAAAAGTTGTGGAACTCCAGAGTTATCAAACCCTCCATCTACAACAACATCGGCATCTGTTGCACCTGTATAGTAGTTTCCTACATCTAGGCTATCAAATGTTAAAGGAAGTGTTCGGTATTGTACCTCTGACCCTGTTGGCCTATATCTATAGTTTCCAAGTTTAAATATATTATCTGGCATATTCATATTCCACTCAGCCAAGACTAATGACTGTAAGTGTACTGTTGAAGATGTTTCTAGATGTGTCTTTAATGTCTCACTAACAAACATTTAGACCTCTTCCAGCGATACCGAAATATTCCAGAGATCGTGGTTTGAGCCACCACGCTTTACAACAGAGTAGTTAAAGTCTGTTATGTAAACCTGCATTACTTGATTATATTGTGCAAGGTGGCCATATGCTGCATCATCTTTACCAAAGTTTGAGTACTTGTCGTATGCTAAAAACATCCAAAATGGTCCTGTATGGTTTTCATACCAGTCAAGTAGTTCTACTCCACCTGCACCACCATCTGATGTAAATTCACCTGTTGTATTTTTGTCAGGGGATAGGCCAGTAGACAAAAACCCTGCATCTTGAAAGTATGACCTTGATGGCAAATTACTCCAGGAAACAGACATTGTTAGTTTATCTGCTATGTGGTATGAACGCATACGTCCATTGATAGTTCTTTGTCTTTGCTCTATTCTTATTGGTGTAAAATTTAGTTCCCCACGATTATGGTCTGAAAGAATAAGAAATTGATTAGTTAGATCTAGGTCTGTGGACTCATCATAGTTGCCTTGGACTTCGTAGCCATCTGGTACATATACCCCGTCAACGAGTGTGCCAGGGTTCTCAGACCATAACAGGGCTTGGGGGCGCTGATACC